ATGCCATGCGCGCTAAAATAGCGCCACTGGCAAAGCCATATCCAAAATCAACGCGCGCCAAAAAGCAGGATTCCGAGTCCCCCTCGGAACTGGGCGGGGCAGTACCGACCGACGCGCTCCATACATCGGGGGCGCCATGTCCCTAACCCCAAAGCGCGAGAAGTTCGCCCAGGCCGTCGCCTCGGGCATGAGCCAATCTGACGCCTACCGGGAGGCGTTCAAGGTGCGCCCAGGGACGAAGCCCCTGTCCGTCAATCAGGCTGCGTCCAAGCTGATGAAAGACGCCAATATTAGTTCTAGGGTTGATCAGTTGCGCGCGCCCATCGCAAAAAAGGCGCAAATAACCCTCGAAAGCCATCTGGAAGATTTGCAGCGCCTGCGCAATATGGCGGTTAAGGCCGAGCAGTTCGGGGCAGCGATCACAGCCGAGGTGGCGCGCGGCAAGGCGGCCGGTATCGTGGTCGAGAAGGGGCAGATCAACCTCACGAATAGCGACGGAAGCCTGCGGCCGACGGTCATCACTATCCGGGCGCGGAAATGACCGAGGCAGAGGTCGAACTACCGCCAAAGCTGGTTGACGTATTCGGCCCGGAACGCGGCGCGGTTCAATATCGCTGCGCCAAAGGAGGGCGCGGCTCTGGAAAGTCGTTTTCGTTCGCGAAGATGGCCGCGATCTGGGGCTATGCAGAGCCGTTGCGGGTGCTGTGCACGCGCGAGCTACAGATCAGCATCAAGGAGTCATTTCACGCCGAGCTGAAGGCGGCGATTGAATCCGAGCCATGGCTGGCCGCTCATTATCAGGTAGGTGTCGATTACCTTCGCGGTGACAACGGGACCGAGTTCCTGTTCCGTGGCCTTCGCAATAACGTCAGCAGCGTGAAGTCCACGGCTAAGATCGACCTCACCATCGTAGAGGAGGCCGAGGACGTTCCAGAGGCGTCCTGGCTGGCCCTGGAGGCTACGGTGTTCCGCCAGCCAAAGGCGGAGCTGTGGGCGATCTGGAATCCGCGCATTGATGGCAGCCCAGTCGATCAGCGATTCGTTAAGAAGCCGCCGGCCAATGCGTTGATCGTTGACATGCAATGGTGGGATAACCCATTCTTCCCGGAAGGTCTGGAGACGCTGCGCAAGCGCGAACAGGAGCGGCTGGACCCGGCGACCTATGCCCACGTCTGGGAGGGCGCCTACCTGACGAACAGCGATTCGCAGGTGTTGGCCGGCAAGGTCCGCGTGGCCGAGTTCCGCCCGTCCGAGGGCTGGGACGGCCCGTATCACGGACTAGACTACGGATTCGCGCAAGACCCGACGGCAGCTGTTAAGCTGTGGGTGCACGATTCGCGCCTTTGGGTTGAATACGAAGCCGGCCGGGTCGGGCTGGAAATCGACGAGACGCCGCGTTACCTGACCGAGCGCATCCCAGGCATTGAAAAGCACATCATTCGCGCCGATTCTGCCCGCCCGGAATCGACAAGCTACCTCAAGCGGCACGGCCTGCCGAACACGGTTAGCGTTGAGAAGTGGCCGGGCAGTGTTGAGGACGGCGTGGCGCACCTACGAAGCTATACTGAAATCGTCATTCACCCGCGATGTATCGAGACAATCCGCGAGGCGCGCCTTTGGTCATACAAGGTTGATAGACTGAGCGGTGACATTCTGCCTGTCTTGGTGGACGCGAATAACCATTTTTGGGACGCGGGGCGCTATGCCCTATCGCCACTGATCAAACGCCGCGACGCCGGGATGGCTGGGCTACACTTGCAAGGGCTATGACAATGAACACCATTGAAGCGCTCCATGTTGCCTGTCCACGCGCCTTGGAAATGGCGCGTCGGCTTGAGTTCGCCGTGCAGCAGTTGAAGGCAGGCCAGCCACGCCGGGTGATCATCCGGCTGGTCAAGGACCGCTATCAATGCTCTAGGATGACAGCCTGGCGCGTGGTGGACATGGCCAATGATGTGGCGGGGGAACTGCGATGACACCCGAACAGGAGCGCGCCGTCCTGCAGGCTACCGAGCTGGGGATCGAAAAGGAGCTTGAGGCCGCATACGAAAAGCTGGTCGCGCTGATCCGCGCCGGCACGCCGCCGCGCGATGCGGTGCAGCAGGTCATGGATGGATTCACGCCGAAGTATGCCGAGCTGCTGTCAGTCGCATTCTCCGGCGTCATGGCGCAGGCGGTCGAGAAAGAGGCGGCCATGTCAATGCAGGTCGGCACCGTGCAGCTATCCCAAAAGCTCTACGCCCAGGCCGCGTATGTTTCGGAAGTCACGACCGGGATCGTTGATCGGCATCTGAAAGGCTTTCAGGACGCCCGCGCGCTGGCCCTGGAACTGTTCGAGGGCTACGGGTTCCGCCCGCCGGATGCCGAGCCGTTGCAGCTCAAGCCGTCCAATACGGCGCTTCCAAAGTACCTGCGCGAAGCCTTACTGCCAGATGGCGGCATCCAATCAGATCTGGCTCGCGCCTTTGCCAAGATGCAGGTGGACAACCTGCGCACACCGGCACTAAAGGCCGCCTATTCTGACGTTTTGCGCGCGATTTCAGACGTTGAGTCTGGCAAGGGTGCAGACTTGCTGGAAAAGCGGCTCCGGACCGCGTTCTACGAGCGTATGCGGTACTTTGCAAACCGGATCGCGCAGACCGAGCTACACCGTGCATACAGCTTGCACGTTGCCAAGCTGATAATGGATGATGAGGATATCGAATTCGTCCAGATTCAGCGCAGCCCAGGAAGTACCAGCGTCTGCATCTGCTCGCTGATAGCCGGGCGCGACAAGTACGGCATGGGAAAAGGCGTATACCCGAAGCGCGCCGCGCCGGTGCCAGGATTTCACCCATTCTGCCGGTGCAAAATCTCGCCTCGTCTTGATTTGACAGGCAAGCAAGAAAAGCCAGTTGACGAAAACTCCGACCGCTATTTCCTGTCCCGTGTCGGCGAGCCGATGGCCGCGCGCATCATGGGCAGCAAGGACCGGGCCGACCAGGCGATCCGCTCTGGCGACGCGCTGGCCGTTGCCAATTCGCGCGTCGATCCGGTTCACCAGATCAAGGCGGTGGCGGGTCCGGTGTAGGCTCTGGCTCTGGTTATGGTGCAGGCGCGACAATCGTCGATTCCGGCAGTTCCACGCGCACCGTCATGAGCTTGTATGCATCAAGGCGATCTTCATCCGTGATCGTCTCAATGTAGCGCCCATTCAATTCCTTGACTTCGGCCAAGATCGCCGCCTCAAGGTCGAACAGGTCATCGTAAACCGTCTCCAGCCCTTCCGATTTGGCCGTCTGCGCGCCGAAATAGATCAGCGTCTCAATAGTCCGCGCGCTGTACGGGCGCCCAGGCGTCAGACGCGACGGGACCAGCCGGATAAGCGGGTAATCAGCCGGGCTGATATTCGGCTCCAGGCCGATCTTGCACGATGCGACGCCGGTGATCAGTTTCAGCGCGTCGCGCGCCGCCTCTAGTGTGTCCATTGCAGCCATTACGCGCGCTCCAGAGGGATGGAAAACATGCCGAACCCGTTGACCGTGCCGTCAGCATCGGCCGCGTCTGCGGCGGCTTGCGCCTGCGCACTGGTCGCCGAGACCTGCATTTCCGAGCGGTAGCTTTTCAGCTTCGCGGTGAACAGGTCATCGGGGTCCGCCTGATTCTCCAGACAGACGAGGATATAGGCGCGCAACACGACCAGCTTCTCGGTCCAATAGGCGTTGAACGTACCCATGACGGCAATGTCAGCGACGGCGCGATCCTCGATTGCCTCGGTGCAGAACTTCGCGAGGTAGGCGTCCGGATAGGTGTAGGTGGTGCTCATTTCAGCTCCTTGGTGGCCGCGTCCACGATTGCGCGGAATTGACGGATTGAATCATCGGCTGCGCGAATCATGTAATTGTCGCCGATGTAGCCGGGATGGTTGACCCATTTTGCAAACTTGAACGCACCGCCGCCAGCCCAGCGAAGGGCCTTCTTTTTCTTCGGCGCGATCCGGTGCGGGCGCGTGCCGAAGATGACGAACGGCGCATAGGGCGCGCGCTGCGGATCATGGCCGACCTCGCGCCGCTCAGGGCCTGCGCTGCGGTTATAGATAGACTGGAACAACACGCCCGTCTTGGTATGCCGCGCCGCGCCGGTTTGCATGGCGTCATACGCGACCTGTGACATGCGCAGAAGCACCGTCCGCTCAATTGCCGGCGCGATATCGGCCAGCCGTAGCGTTTCAACCCCGCCGATTGTCACCTTTATTGTCATAATCACCGCCCGCCTAGTTGCAGATATTTGAGCCGTCCCGGCAGCGGCGGATTGTGCCCAAGCGGCAGCGCGAACCGATCCAGCGCGCCGGGCTGAGAGCACCACGTATGCCAGGCGTCCGTCGTCATGGCGATGCTTGAGTCCGGCGGGTAGGGGTACACCGTGGGCGGCCAGATCGGGCGCGGCACCGAGGTCGATCTGAACCCTTCGTTGCCTTCTACCGTGGCCGGCAGGCTCATGATCGAAAAGCCATTGAAGCATCGCAGGTTCAGGCCGGTTCTGAAGTCATACGCTGTGGTGTGATAGCCGCTGCCGAGGTTGAACCGGGTCGCCGTTGAGTAAGGCCCGAACAGGCAGGCGAAGTGCCTCTGAACGTCGCTGATGGTGCCGTAGCCGAGGCCGGGCACGCCGGGCGTCCAGTAGCCGCCGGTCGTGTTCCATGGGCCGCGCACCCATTCCCCGTGGTTGTACGTAACCCAGAATTTCCAGTTCGCGCCGCCTGTTTCTGGCGGGTAAACCTCGTTCTGGATGCCGTCTCCGTCTACTGCGCCATGGTCCCAACTGTGCCGATACGCCGGCCTGATCCATTCGGTCAGCGTATGTTCAACATCCCCGTGCACGAATCCTGTGCCATAGGTAATTGACGGGATTTCAGCAAAGCCCTCGTACTCGCCAGGGTAGACCGACCATGTGCTTTTGTACTCATAATTCTGCTCCCGAATCTGCGTGCGCGGGTAGTGCTTGAACGTGAAAATGACCGGATCGCCAGCGCCGCCGTAGAAGTAGATCGACCGCGATTCCAGCGTGATAAAAATCTCCTCGTGGCTTTGTTCGTGTCGCTCTATGACGCCGCCCCCGAGGTCGGTTTCTGTGACCGTGTCCCAGCCGCTGGCCTCCATGGTGTAGTCAGCCACCGTGACCAGCTGGCCCCAGAAGTCCGCCGTGATCACCTCGTGGATGGTTGACTCGCTCACGTCGCCTGTGATCAGGTGGTGCGTGCGGGTGCCTTCCAGCGTGGCGAAGGCTTTGGTGTTGCCCACGTAGTCCACGCTGATTTGGCTGCTGAATGTGTCTATTTTCGGATCAACCGTTGATCCGCTTTCGGTCGTGTCATAGTTCTTCGAAAAGGACTTGACCGCAGGGATGAAGGTGATTGAGCCGTTCGGGATCAAAACGTCAAGGCATCCATACCCATCTGTTCCGGCTGCAAACCACAGGGTCACGATTGAGGCATCGTCGTTCGTGATGATTTTTTGTAGCTCATTGATCGACAGGCCGGGCGTGGTGTCAACCGACGTGATATCGATGGTGGACACCCATGTCCATGCGACGGCAGGCCCGCCGGCCACCGGTCGGCGATAAAGGTGGAACTGCGTTCCGAATTGCTCTGTAAGACAGAATGCGGTCGGGGTGCCATCGGTCAAGCCCGGCGACGGCACAAAAACGCGATACGGCGTGCCGGGCGATGGTTTGCCAATGTCAGCGCCGTTCACGCGGCAGGTGTCGAAGGCGGTACAGACGTACTGCCCATTGCGCGAAATCCATTCGTAGGCGTAGCGGCCAATGGACGAATAGGACTTAGGGTCGTCGTCATTGCCGCGCTCGGTCGGCCCGGTCGCCGGCAGGCTGGTTACATCGGCTCGGGCGCCGCGCGTGGTGCGGGCACCCAGGCCGGTGGAACGAATGTCCGCCTTCACCCCGGCGGTGCGGTTGGTGCCATCGCGCAGCGGGCCTGCGGGCGCAGCCGCGTTGCCGATGATCGCCATCGATCCCTTGCCGTCGTTGATCGGATTGCCGTCGCCATCGGTGACGGGTGGCGCCCAGCCGTAGGGCGCGTCATTGTCCGCTGGGATGCAATACAGCGCGCCGCCCGCGCACGCCTTGGGGTAATCCACGAACCCGATCACGCGGGGCTGCTTCCAGTCGTTGGATTGGAACTCCACAATCACCCGGTCGCCCACCTCGAACGCGGAGGCGTTGCAGCTCATGTAGACGACGGGCACATTGGCCAGCGTGGTGGCCTGGTTCACATCAAGACGCTGCGCGCTGGATTGCGCCGTGGCCAGCGTCAGGGTGCAGGTGTCCGCTTCGGTGTTGATCGCGGTCAGGGTGCCCCAGCGGTAGCCTGGGCGGAACTTTTGCCAGCCGGGCAGCACGGCGGCATTCCAGAATACCTGTTCAGGCGTCTGCACCTCGCGGGCGACGAGCGCGCCGTGCGTTGCCGCAGGCTCCGGCGCTCCGGGCTGGATCAGGATCAGCGCCGACTCGCCTGGCACTTCCAGCGTGGCCACGGTGCCGGTGGCGGT